GTATGCCTGATGAAGCAGGAGGCAGACTTTTAAGAACAGCCATGGAACTTAGAGGGCTCTCCGCCCGTGCTTACGACAGGATACAGTATGATAATTTGAGATATTTTATATCTTATTGATACTTAATAAGATAGAAACAATAAGAATATCAAAATAATGGCTTAACTATATCCCCAGAGCCTTCCTTTATAACAGGAGGCATTTCGTGATAATGTTCTCCCCGCAATAATGATCCGCTCGACTTTCTACTCCTTCCTCCCCACTGTTTAAATGTGAACATTACATTTTGTTTCTCACATTGATTTTTAATATTCAACACCCATTCTTCTTTCATTAAGCGTGCTGCATCACCAGATTCACCACCCACAAAAACCCAGTCAATTCCTTTTAAATCCAAAATTCCCAGATCTGATATCAATGGCTCTGCTGAAATAAACTTAAGTTTTGCCCCTGAAGTTTTAAGATCATCAATCCTGTCTTTACATCTGCTATCTTCCACTGTTACACCCATCCAAATATTTGATGGCCATTCAATCTTCGGTGATAATTCAGAAAATCTTTTACTTCTTTTTGTGAGAACAAGAAATGTATGTTGAGGGCATCTTTTCATTGTATCAAATACTCTGAAAAGAAAATCATTTGGTACGTCGGGATGAAATAAATCAGACATTGAACAAGTAAAAATTCTTAGCGGTTTTTTCCAGCTACATGGAGCATTTATAAGATCTGGGTGGAGTGTCACATTAAAGCCATTTTTATATTTTGGGCTCTTCGTCCTCTGAAAAGTTGTTGTAGCAAGTTTCTCCGCATAACAATATCGACAACCGGATGATACTTTGCTACAGCCTGTTACTGGATTCCATGGCCTTTGTGTCCATTCAGCTATCATAACTTGATCTGTTTATAAAAAAAGTGCGACATTCCCCCCTGTCTCGCTGCAATCCTCGTGCTTAGGATAACGTAAATGTGGAATAAAAAGGGAAATGCCGCAGTACAAATATCTGTTATCTCGGGGCCAGAAACAAGAAAAAGGGATGAAAAATTAATCTATTATTTTCTTTTATTGAGCTCTCCTAACCTATTACTAAGTTTTTCTAAAGTCTTATTGAGATAATGAAATACCTCCTTATATGACTCCATTATATTCAAATTAATCTCCTTATAAGAATACTTTTCATCCTTTCTATCAATATAATGCATAAGTACTTTGTTATCATTTGTCCGATAAACTAGAGAACCGTGCTCGTATATATTCCTATCTTCAATAAACTCAGCAAAGAGTTTACCAAAAGATTTTCTTGATTCTGGGGTATTAAATTCGGATATGGAATGTAATCTCTCATCTTTATTTATTGTTTCGCTAAGCTTATCTCTGAGGGTCATAAAACCTTTTTTAAGCATTCCTTTCGTTTGACTAGGGTAATAAGAAATTAGAAAAGATAATAGTCTTTGATAAACTAATTCCCCATAATGAGCAAGCTGCATTTGAAATTCCTGATATCTATAAATAGCTTCTATATATTCCATCGGGATTTCACCTATTGCTTTTCCATACATATATCCGTCCTTATCTAATCCTGTATTCATTTCTGCAATTTTTATCCGAGTTATTGTACTTCTACCAGTAGTCTTATCCGTTATTGAATAATCAGTTGTCTTGGTGATTACTAATGTATTCGGTCTCGTATGAATCTCATCAGGAACAGGTCTTAAATATTCCATATTATTACTTTTAATACACCATTTTTAAAATTGTGGTATCCGCTTTATTCAGATGCATTTTGGTATCTATGAAGAAAATGCTGCTGATATAAATTTCTGCATTCTCAGAGCCAGAAACAAGAAAAAAGGACTGAAAAATTTCAGTCCTTCAAAATAAGTATTAACTAACTTATTTTTCTGAGGATTCAGCGAGAACCTCCTTTGTTTTTGTTTCTCTTTTCTGAACTGGCGGTAGCTCCTTCTTAATTTCTTCAATTACACGTTTAGTCTTAGCAAGGGATTCTTTTTCCTCTACAGGTACAGAGAAGCCAAGTTTTTTACAGTGATTAGCAAAGGAGTTAAGTTTTCTGAGATATTGCTCTTTCTCCCATAACTCTTTACGAAGCCTGCTCGTTTCTCCTCTATGGATCAGGATTAATACTTTTGTCTGCTCTTCTTCTGACGGATTTGTCTTTAACCAGTCTGCGATTGATTTGAACCTTTTCATTGTCTTAAGCTTTAGTGAATAATTAAGTTTAACCTCGCTAATGTCCATATCCCTATAAATCTATTTGTCAGAGAATCAGACTTTAACGTTTACTTTAACGAATGCTTAAGACAAGAAAAAACCCGATGATCAGGGCGACCATCGGGTAAAAAAAAATAAGTCTCTAATGAAACAAAATATGTACAGTCTATATATCTATGGAAAAATCTTCAGGGTATCATTTAATTGTCGTCCTGTTTCTTTAAGTATTTCTCTATTCTGAGGTGTTGAAACCTTCTTTACTTTTTCTATACTATCGAATGTTGTTATGAGGAAAAGTATTACTGCTGCCGCTACAATAGCAAGACCTATCTTCGGATATTTCTTGAACATTTTGTATTCTGTTAATTCCTCATTGATTATATTAATTTTTTCTGTTTGAGGGCAATTTAATATGTGGGTTAATTCTTTCTTTTCAAGCTCGGTTACTCTACCGTTTGTTTTAGATGTTTGTGCTTCAATTTTATCAAGCCTTTCGTGAACATTTGTAAACTGAGCATTTACCAGTGTTGTTAATCCTTTAAATTTCTCGTCAAGCAATTCTCTTTCGTCTTTAGTCATATCATCTCAGTAATTTTTAGTATCGTACCCCCTCAATGATGTTGAAAATATCCTTAACTAAAGTAAAGACGCTTGCATCTTTCTCCATAGTAATATCATAAGGGTAACCCCCGGCTGCTAATGAAGAATCCGTGCTTGAAATACAAAAGAATAAAGTTGAAGAATCTATAACAGCTCCTGTTTTACTTATTAAAGCTGATGAATCTGAAATGTTTCTCTTGACCGTAAAATATGGAGTATACCCTGTTGCACTTATGGGAGATGTGCAAGTAAACGGCAAGGTATTATTTTGATAACAAGTGATATTATTTGGCATATTTAGATGTTATTTTAATATATATCCGCTTAATACCGGTGTATTTATTGTACCCTGAACTTCTGTTGTATCTACTTCCCCCATTAACTCAGATATGTTAAGATTTCCATTAAGATTAGTGACAGAAAGTTCACCATTAATTAAGGGTAAGGATATAGAGCCATCAATTGAGGATCTTATATAAACATTTGATGTAGAGACAATATCATCAAGTAACATTATTAAATTTCCACTCATAGTTCAGCTCTTCCATTATTTGAAAGGTCATAGTTTTTCCATATAGTGGAAGCGTCATCTTCATAAATTGTAATAATGTTGCCAGACCTTGTAGCTTTATTAAGATTCAGTTTTTTAATATTTGTATTTATATCAACTAGTGTATTTTGTGTAGTATTGATATAATTTAATTTATTTCCCATTGTTCCCGAGCTATCTACCATACTTGATAAAATGTTCCAGACATCAGCAGCATTAACACCTGTTGATATACTCGGTGTTATTGGTAAACCATCCGCCCATAAATCAAGACCACCTAATGCTATCTGAATTCCAGGAGGATAAAAAATATTTAAATCATCGACATAGAACCAGGAATCGGAACTTGTTGCATCGGTATAGCCACTTATGGTTGCTTTTACCTGTCCATATGTTGTAGATGGTGTAAATGATAGTGATAGTAATTGCCAACCAGTTGATGCTATTGCCTCAGTATAAGCTGTTGTCCCATTATCATAATCAACAGTTAATCTTGGTTTTTGATGTGTTCCAGCAAAATATGTAGAGCTATTTATTTTAACCCAGACTGAAATATTCATTGTTAAATTTTGTATGTTGCCGGTAGGTATGTATTGTGACCATTCAAGTGGATATATGCTGGATAAAGGCTCAAATCTCATAGCAAATTTTCCGGTTCCGGATATGTGAACAGTAGTATCAGTTAATCCATCACCTGTTCTTTTTATAACACCATAAGGACAATAAGTTGTATCTGCATTTGCAATTGTATTTTCATTAGTTACTCTGAATTTAGACGAACTAATGCATAAATCATAATTTGTATTTGTAAAAGAAATTGCAGTAGAAGGACTTATATTTATCCAGTCAATATAAGCACCAGAATTTGTCGTAAAATCGTAAGTATTTGCAGTTAAATTTCCATAACGCTCATTATAGGCTCTGATATTATTTAAAAAAGCATTCGTAACAACAAGATAGGGCTTATAATTATAATTGTATGTATTATTGTAAAATTGCGAATCTGATAAAGAATAAAGATATATTCCTGAATATGTTGTGGTGTAAATGCCATAATAATCATTATTACGATATACATTGTTTGACCCACCAAATCCTAAAACATAATAGACATTACTATTTATGTTATAAAATTTATTGTTTTCAAACAGCATATTTTTCGTAGTCCCAGGAACTGCATATGTAGCTGAAATGATATTTGAATAAGATGAAAACATAGTATTATCTTTAACGAGTATATCTCCTGATTTAAATGATGAGGATACACTGTTATAGATAACACCAAATGGTGTTGTAGCGTGAGAAACGTTTCCTATAATACTCAAGCCTTCTTGAGGTGTGTAATTAGCTTGCCATACACCGCCTCCATACGCTCCCCAATAAGCGTTTCCTTCAAATTCGTGTCGTCTTGCATAATTACCATCTATTGCTATATAAGGTGTAGGATAATTAGCTCCTGGAAATGAAAGGTTAATACTTGTTGTTCTTGTACCTTTCATAATACAATAAAGAGGTGATGGCATTGCTATTCCACTTAAAGTTCTACCATACAACCATATTCCATATCGTGTTCCAGCAACTACTACACCGCCAGCTAGAGCTTTATATGTTAAATTTGTTGTTAATGTAACTGTTGAACCATCGACAGCGTCTATTTTATAATAACTTGTTGTATTTGCTCCATAATTTAAAGGACCAATAAACACGTAATCATCTTTCAGCCAATATCCCGAGACATCCGTGTCAAGCCTGACTACTTTTTGACCAGCTGCAGCATCTACAATTATATTTGCAATTCTAATTGATGGTTCTTGACCCCAGAATTGTAAAGAACCCAGACCAGTTGTATAAGATGTACCCCAAGTTCTAATTGCAACCCCGTTACTTGCGTCTATTATTGCTTGTTTTTCGTAAGGTATTCTATTGTCAGATGAGCCTATTGTAATCCCACCAAAAGAGCCAATAACGAGACTTCCATTCATATTTAATGTATAAGAAGATTTTGGCGGATTTTCCCATTTAAGATATGAATTTGTTTCCGCAGATATATTTTTGGGATTAGAGCATATATATGCAGTTATAGAAGCAGCTGCATACTGGGCAGCTTGAGGAATGTGAGTGCCAAAAACACAAGAGGTATCTATAGTACAATAATGTCTGATGATAGGCACATCATTATTTGAAAAATTAAATGATGCATCATTCCAAACCCAGTAATTTAGTGCTCCAGTAATTGCAGCGTACATAGAAGAAACGGGAGCATAACCTCCAGTAGTTCCAGTGCTATGATTAGAATAAATTCTATATTTATTTAGCCCTGTCTCAACAGATGCATTTCTTGTAAAGTCAAAATTAGCTGTAAAATATCCTCTTTTTTCTGAAGCATCTGGAACAATATCCCTCCATTCTATTGAAGCATCATCTAATACTTTCCACAAAGTATGAGCACCAGATTGAGTGCCTGAAGTGTTTATTATAGAGCCATCAGGTTCACCTGATATATTGAATGAATTTGTTGAGGGGTTCTGTACATAAAAAATTGAGTTATCATTTACACCTGTAGGTAGTGTGCCCGTTTTAGAAAAGGCAATACGGTCATTTGTAATCAGGCCATGTGCAGCCCTAGTTACAACACAAGGTGTGGCGACAGTCATTGTACAAGGGCCCATTGATGCCTCAAGACGTGCGAATAGACCATAATTCTGGCTATTATTACCGGAAGCAACAAATAACCCAAAACCCTTGCAATTTCCGGCATTTGCAAAATTTATACTTGTACAGTTGACTGGAAATGTAAGAGCATATCCAGCAAAACCGTTGACACCTAAATTAGAAGATTCAACTCTGTAAAAAGGTTTATCGGTGTCTGATATCGAACAATCTTTTCTTGTTATTAAAATTGCCATTATTCTTATAATTCATTTTTATATATATTCTTATGTACACCCCTCTCCGTATGCAGATTGAATAATATCAACATAAAAAGATGTGCATCCAGGAGAGCTGACATAAACTTGTGCTGAACGACCACTTCCTCCAATACTTTGAGCATTTACAGTTACAGTTATATCTGTATCCCCCGAGCCAGAACCAGCACTAATTGAAAACCAACTTGTTCCATATCCAGTATCTTGTTTTGATGCTGTCCAAGTCTGAGCAGGATTAGCAACATCTATTGAAAAATATTCATCCGAACAGGGGAATCCCGCCCCGGACCAGTATAATTCATCAGGGGTTACATTAAGTGATGGTGTCCAGCTTTGATATGTAACCATTTTGCCATTATATGTTACATATTTTCCATTATAAGTTATATAAGAAGCCATTTTATCTTATTATTTTATACATATCCAAATTGCTCTATAGTTACATCAGCAGTAGCTGTTCCAACAGTAAATCTTAATGTACAGCTTCTTCCAGCTCCTGAATAACCGGATTGTAATGTAAGGGTACAGGTATCTCCATTTCCTCCTGTAGAAGGTAATGCCCCTAAAACCCAGGATGTCCCATCCCCAGTATTAATTAATGACCTTGTCCAAGTTCCAGAAGATGTGATAGTAACAGTATCAGAAGTAAAGGCAACACCAGCTCCGTCAAAATCCAAATAAGTATAATCTGTACTTACACTATTTACTGCAACAACAACAGGCTGTTTTATTTGCGATACCCCGTGATGATGAACAAACATATTATTAAATTAATTTAAATCACCCATAGCAACCCATTGTGTAGAATCTCTCTTATAAACTGTTGCCCCTGAATATCTTTTAGTTAAATCATTACTACTATCTCTTGCTAAATATGTAGCTCCTGTTGATGCACTAAGAGTAATAGTACCTCCACCAACATTTACAATCAATGTCTGAAATCCTGTATTTAAGTTTGTAGGTAGATAAATACTGAATGTTCCTGATGCCTCCAAAATTCGATTATCATCAATTGAAGTTAATGTATAAGCTGCTGTTTTATAGCTTATCGAAGCATCAATATTTGCTTTAACATTAAGAGAGCCATCAATATATGTTGAAGAATTTGTATAAGATTGTATTGCAAAAACATTATTTAATGAAGCATCCCTTAAAGCAAGGGAACCATCAACATATATTTTAGTTACATCTCCTGTTCCTGTACCTGTGCTTGCTTCAAGATAGCCACTGTTCCAATAAACAGTATGAGCACTTGATGCACCTATTGAGGAGCATTGAACGAAAGCTCCTTTATTAGATGCTAATAAAGCAACTGAACCATCAATATAACTTTGTAAATTAAATGTATTATTAAGAGAAGCATCTACCTGAGTTTTTGAGATATAATCAGATACATTAAGGTATCCACTTACCCATTTAAAATGACTACCAAGGGATGATTCTTTTAAAACACCTGTTAAATCTATACTCGAATCAGTTCCGCCACCTCCGATTCCACCACCAACAGAAATTGTTCCTGTTGATGAAGGAATCTGCTTATCTCTTCTAACCGGTAGAAGACTCTGAGATTGAATATCAATAGCCATTATAATTCATTTATATTTTCTCTTGTGCTTGCACATTCTATCATTTCGACACTCATATATCCTTTTTTATCATTATAAGTTCCGTTTACGATGAAGAATGACTTATTAGCTAAATTTGGTCTTGTTGACCATTTGATCAAGTAATTCATAATATCTAGGCCATAATTATCAACATTCAAATCGCCTTTTAATATAAATCTCGGCTGGTTATATTGACTTACAAATGATTGTGCAGCGTGATATTCAAAAGGATAAAGTGTTCCTGTCGATGGATCAAGACCCCTGTACATCCCAGGAGAGATAAATTCTCTTAACATATCAAAATAAGCTCCTCTTGATGTTCCGTAAGGGCCTGTACCGTGAATTAAATCTATTGTTGTAGTCTCGTATGTGTAATCTTCTATAGGCTTTAAAGCACTTATTTTTACACCATTATTTGTTAATGTATCCCCGTTTTGATTGACAAATTCAGCTCTGACATTTTTAACAAGGACATTTTTATCTGTAGTTGTATACCATCCTGTTGTGTATCTTCCATAAATATAAATATTTATAGACCCGTCACTTGCTAAATAATCTGTTGAACCAAAAGGCCATTTTGTATAAGATGTGTACCAGTTATCAGCAATATCACTTTCTGAATATGTAGCTCCGTTTAAGGTATAATCTGATAATACTCTTATATAATGCCAATGAATTGATGAGTCAGGACCACCACCGATGCAATATCCGATACTTGTCTCAATATAATTTATTACATCTGACGCTGTTGATGTGTCATAAATATTATCATAATCTCTTGTGTTACAATAGAAATCTGCTGTAACTTTAAGATATACGCTACTATCTCTAAAAACATTTGAAAAAGGGAAATTTATTCTTGCAATACCAGGTGTCCCCCCTGTTGTGTGACTACTTTTCTGTAATTTTAAATAATATTCCTGATCTGATCCATCTGTTCTTTTAATGGCCTGCATTAAAATACTGCCATCTGTTATTATATTCTTATATTGAATTGTATTATTGATATAATATTGATTAGGACCTGAAGCCCCATAAGGACCAGACCAGGAGCCCGGGCTGTTCCAGTTATCTTCTTCTGAAAAATAGTATTCCTGCTCTGTTTGAGTATAAGGATCATATTTTAATTCCAGTTTATTTATAGGTGAAATTATATCTGTTGAGATACCAGTTTGATACCAAGAAACTTGTCCGAGAGAAATATCCAAAGTTCCCCCTGGGAAATTCTGCACTGTTTCCCCCCAGCTCATTGAGAATAATTGCCCTTTCAATACATCGTGCATATTTATAGGATCAATAATATAGATATAGGAGCCTCTAAAAGTCATTCTTAATCCAAGAGATTTCATTATGGAATCAAGAACCTCTCTACAAGTCATAATATCACCGCTTTCGTCAATATAATTTTCCTGATTTACTTCGAGATATAAGAAAGGATTATCAGCATAATCGGCTACTCTATAATCCATTAAACCCCACGCACCATCAAAATCCAAGTTTAGTTTGCCGAAGATTTGATTGAAAACATTTCCAACATAAGTTTTGCCTGTGTAATATGAAGAAGGATCAGGCCTATAAGGAATCTTGTCCAAAACTGCCATACCATCATTTGCTGATATGGATAAAAGTGTGTTAGCACTATTATTCAGATCTTCATAATAGATCCCGGTATTTATAAATCCCTGCCATTTTATTCCAGTGTCATCATAAACAATGATCTTAAATTTTTGAGGATCTGTAGTGAATAAATTGGTCAATGTCAAAGGTGTCGTCCTGATATTTATTGTTGCCCCACTTCCGGCTGTTCCACAATAAATATTTTCTACATCTCCACTGAATTCTATTTCAAGAGGATTACCATCAGCTTTTAAATTCTGGTAAGTCCCGTTAGATGTGTCCTTTTCAAGAATCCAGATATAGGTATTTTCTTTATTGTCCCTTTGATAAGGAATAAAATATCTTAAATTATAAGCCATTATGCAAAGCCCTTATTTTTCTTTTGAGCAAATTTTAAAGCACCTATTAAATCCCCATTTCTTAATCTTACATCAACTGCTTTAGGTACAGTTAACCCCATACTATTTCTTGTTTCAAAGGCTGTATCAACTCTTGATCCTCTTGGTAACAATACCCTTTCAGGGCCTTCTTCCCCAACTATTGACCATCCACCACTCGCATAATCCGTTCCGGTTGCATATTTATCAGGATTTACGAATGATGACCATATTTCTGCTAACATTGCTAACCCAGCCACAGCAGTTACAATCCCTATAATACCTTTTGATGCCTCTTTGGAAATCATTTGAGCAGCTGCTAATGCTCCAAGTATTGAAACTGTTGTCATTGCTGCCTCTTGAACAATTTTCATTGCTTCATTAAAGGTAATTTTACCGTCTTCAGACGATTCTTGAATTATATCTGCAAGCCCTCTAAAAGTCGTACCTAACGTCTGGATTTGCTCATTAACAGTTTCCAATGAATCGACCCAGCTTTTCTCGAAGGTTTTTGCCTGCTCAGCTAATTTTGTAGTATCAATATTCGATGCTAATGATGGTATTGAAAGATTTGATGTTGAAATAGGAGTTATACCAGTAGCTCTCTGAATCGATGTAGATGCTCCTGTTGACCCTTTGTTTTCCGCAGATATGGTTCTTCTTAAAAGCCCAGCATATTCACCTTCAAGATTATTTCTCTTTATATAAAATTCAATAAGCTTGTCATAGTCTTCACCGCTTGCAAGGGATTGTTGAAAAATTTGAAGTTTAACAACATCACTTTGTTTGCTGATATATTCCTCGAGAGCTTTATTTACAGCCTGATAATTTACCACCATAGTAGTGCTGCCGGAGTTACCCATAATACCACCACCGGTAGTCTGCATCTGAACAAGCTCAGTGTTTGCTTTTATTGTTTCGTCCTTGAATTTCTTATAAGCTTGAACGTAATCATCAAGCCCCTTAAGCTCCTCTTCAGACATTGTTACCCTTTGGTTGATACCGTTTTCAAGAGTAGAAAACAACTCAGCATTTAAATGATTCTTATCGGCGATAAATTTTATCTGAGCCTGAATAGCTGCATTATAAATCTCTGTTTCTATTTTTAAAAGGTCTTCAGTATTCTTCTTTAATTCAGCTGCTTCGGCTTTTGTTAATGTTCCTTCAGCTTGTTTTGCTCTAAGTGTCTGAACAGAAGAAGAAACAGAAGCCCTTTTAACTGATAAATCTTTTAATCTGTCATCAACAAGGTCCATGGAATCAGCATAATCCCCAGCTGCCTGTCTTGCTGCCTTCCAGTTATTAATCATATTGGCAAAGTCAGCCTGAACAATACTCTTTGCTAATGAATCAAAGCCTTCCTTAAGTTTTATAGTAAATTTTTCAAGTTTATCTGCTCCTTCGCCGGTCTCATTCATCCCTTTTTTAATGGTTTCAAGAGAGCCCTTAAGTGTTGCTAAAACCCCAACAACTGTTAAAATGGAGCCTTTGACTTTCGCATATTGAGCAGAGGCATTTTTTTCAAAATCCCCAAGTTTTTTATTTGCTTCGTCTATACCTTTCTTTAGCTCAGCAGCGTTTGCTGACAATTTAAGGGAGAGATCGTATGCTGCTTTTGCTGTCATAAGTATTGATTATTTTCACTCTATATATTCATTAAAAAAGGGGTATTAGTTTACCCCCTTTATCTCTCTTTCAAGTGCTTCCCAATTCGGCTCGGATTGCTCTTCATTTTTATTTTCGCTCTCCCATGGAAACCTCATTAGTTTTCTGGGATCATCGAATTGATTTTTTTCTTCAAGATTGATATTTATTAAATAAGCTGTTTGTAATCTCATTAACTCAGCCTCATATCTTAATTTGAATTGACTTTGATCATTAAAGTCTTTAAGTGCATAATCAAATTCAAGAGGAGTTAATGAATAGAATTCATCAGGGGATAAATGCAGCCTGTTAATTGCTATACCGCAAAGCTCATTCAAATCTATTTTTTTTTAGAGCCTGATTCTTTTCCCTTACCATTTATATCTTCAACCAGGAACTTTGTAATTAAAGGAATAAATTCGAGATAAACCTTATTATCACTAAGGAGTAAAGGCATATCTTCTCTTTTTATAGTCATATCAGTTTTTGTAAAAATATGACCGTATTTTATTCCATAAAAAAGAACAGGTTCGATAAGATAAAGGCGATTGACATAAGTGTTAATATTAGATAACTCAGTAAACTCAACACCAGTCTCCTGCTGAACCATACCCATTACATAAAAGTTGAATATGAATGGATACTTCGATTCTCCAATAGTTAGATACTCAACCATTATTAACCGATTGATTTAACTATAGGGCCAGTACCTTTGAAGGTAGCTGAATAAGTAGCCTTACTATTTAGTCCGCTATTAGAAGCTTTAAGACCAGTTAAATAAGCTACACCGGTTAAAATTCTTGTTCCTGTAAAAGGAGTTTTGAACTGAACTGCTAATGAAGCATCAGTAGCACTGAGGTAATTATCAAGTAAGAAATCGAATCCTCTTGAAGTATCAGTGGTCCTTGATAGGATTGCATCCATAGATGCAGACCATCCTTTCGATCCAACAACAAATTCATCCCAGCCTGCGCTGCTTAAGTTAGTGACATCAATTTCTTTCTTATCAAGAGAGAGTTCAAAGCTTTCGGCAAAAGCCATTACTGAAGCATCATTGAGGATAGTAAAGTCTTTTCCAATAATAGGGTTATAAGCCATTTTTATATTATTATTTTAATTCACTCTATATATCCGTCTTATCCGTTATAAAAGGCGGTATAATTAGCTGTGATAAAGTGCATTTGTTTTTGTGTGTCGTAATCTTTATCCTCATCCTCTATATTTATATATCTTATTTTTGAGCCGTCATCATAAGAGGTCAGATAAGGTTTAAGTAAGTTCCATATTGCTAATAGGTTATCCTCAGAAGGAGAGGTTATTTGTGTTTCTAAATTGTAAATGGAGGTTGTATAACCGTCTAATGTTTTATCCTCACTTTGCAAAGTATGAGAGAAAACAATCCAGTTTTTTGAATTATCAAAGTCTGTAGGTAAAAATCCATATCTCATACCACCCGTAACGAGTGAATTTATTGAGGAATCACCGGTAATAACATCAACTATATCATCAATAAAAGCCATATTAAAGTGATTTTTTTAATCTTTTAAGCTTTCTTTCAAGCATTCTATTTATCTCATTCGCAAATTCATCTTCTGTGTATTTTACTATTTCAGGTATACTCTCTTCAATAGCTGGCTGAATCTGTTTTTTGCCAACAATCTTACCTCTATTGTGTCCTTTCTTTCTTTCTTTAGTTCCTAAGTCCACCCATCTTAATTTATAACCTCTTCCAGTAACACCAGCTTGAATCGCATTCTTGTCATCATTCGCAGGTACTACTTTAATTGTGCTTTCGAGAGATCCCGAATAATGTAGTTTTGATTTAAGAGGCTCAACAACGAATTTCTTACCGGCTTTCCTCAGAAAATTCTTTATAAACTGTTTTTGTAATTTTTCAGGTAGCTCTTTTAAAGCTGCCATCGTTTCTGAAAGCCCTTCAATCTTAAAATTACTACTCTCCATACCAATGAGTTGCTATTAGTTTTAGTGCCTGTCCTGGCTCTGTTTCAATGATTTCAATGATCTGGTAATACTGGTCGTTGTATTTAATTCTGAATTTGTTGTTAATTACTTTACTATTAGAATTATATCTTATAGTGAACTCAGTAGTAAAAACTAACTCCTCGTTTTCATTGTATCTCGTTTCGCCAGACCTAACATAGACATTAGCAAATGTTTCCATATAGGTCGAATACGAAAGCTTAGGAGACATAACGGACGTGGTTCCAGCGATCCCTTTTTCAATGGTTATTCTTTTATTTAATGATGAAACAATCATCCACTTATAATAATTTGAATTGCTGGCATTGCTTTTCCCAGGCAGCATTATATTCTTCACTGGAGAATCCATAAGAGCCTCGTTCTTTGTAGAATAAATCAGCTGTTTTTGTAAGAATTGCTCTCTTAAGGGCTCTAGGGACTTCAGAATCACTTAACCAGCCAGTTGTGAAATTAACCGTAAGCGAATCACAATTAATTGCAGGATCAAATGTCATAGTAAAATCAGAGTAATTTTTCTTTATAGAATATTCTGTAACTAAGGTGCTTGAATCATTATTAATAATACCCGTTATTGAATTCAGATTGCCTCCTGGGATAACCAGTTCCGATTCTGAAAAGTCCTCAATCTCAATTTTATTATTTGTGTATGCTATATCAAAATTTACCCGTCCTTCTGTAAGTTCAGTTGCATCCTTTATTAATGAATCAATAAAAGCGTTATCCTCTGTATCATTTAGGTCAATGGCTAATGATCTCTTTATAAGTAATTCATCACTTAATAATGAAACTGGATAAGAAATTTTGGTTTTTGAGATGTACATGGGGATGTATTATTTTAATATATATCCACAAAAAAGAGAGCTCTTTTGCTCTCTTTTTTAAATATTATTTACTAGTAGGATTAACCAATAGATGCGTTTGTGAGAATACAGAATGCTCTAGGATTAATAACTCCAGAATCAGCTCCACCTACTATTGTTATAATAGTTTCACCCTGTTTTGCTCTGGTAACTTCGTCATAAATGACTTTCAAAGCACCGGTTTCAAGAACAGCAGCTCTTGAGAAGTCTCCAAGATAAATTTCTGCTGAGTTTGCTGAAGGAAGACCAACTGCTGGCAATCCATTAACCTCATCATCTGACCAGATAGCAGCACCTGCAGTCGAACCTAATGCGATAGTGTTTTTAAGATATCCTTTTACGGCAGGAGTTGTAACATAATTCATTTGACCAGTTCCAAGACCACCAATACTAACTTCCATCTGAACGATCATTCTATTACTAAGTGTAGCTCCACCAAAGGTTGATTTCTGTGTTGCAGCATCAGTATCAATTTGATCAAATACGTCATTAGCGATTGCTAAATCATAGCCATAAATGAGGTTCTGAAGATAATCAGCAAAAATCTGAGGATTAGTTTCATTTAAGAACTCAAATGTAAATGGCTGGAATGCTGAAATCCTACGAGGAGTAAGAGTTAAGCTTGAAGTAGCCATATCAGCTGTTGAAGCATCCCCATCTTCAGATACGAATTTAGCAGTGTTTTCTGCCATTGCTGGAAGAACCAGTGCTCCGTTCTTCTGATAGAATTTAACACCAAGTTTTTGTAGTGCTGCTCTTGCAGGCGAATGTAAAACATCTACTGAACCAACAACCTGTTTTTCAACAATTGCAGAATCAGTAGTAGATAATACAGGGCTTGCTCTTTCAATTATGAAAGGCTGTGAGTGATCACCCTGTAACCAACTCTGAAATCTAACCTCAATAGGCTTGTTTTCATTTCGAGTTTCGACAGGAGCTGTTGTAGTTTTTGAACGCTCAGTCTGTTTCTTTAAAGTTTCAATATCTCCACCAAGTTTATCATACTCTTTTTCAAGTGAAGCAACCTGAGCTCTTTTTTCATCATTTAATTCTTCTGCTAAAAGAGTATCTATCTGTGAAACAATATCGGAACGTTTTTCAATAAGTTCATTGATTTTCATATTCTAAAAATTATTTTAAGTTTATATATATATCTATCGAGATTTCTGTGGATATTGCTTTCGTTCCCAGTTTCTCTTAAGATAAATTCGAGTTATAAAGTCCTCATCATATTTTCTTTTCTGAGCTATTTTATTCGTAACAGAAGGTGTATTATATAATTTATTGAGCTTTCTTGAGGCTACTTCAACATCCTTCTTGTCATATTCAGGAATCCCTAATGTGCTATCCCGTTTTGCCTGTTCAATACTTGTATTATTATACGCACCTCTATAAGAACAAATAGCCATATCGTAAAGCACCTCAATTTTTGTTATAGTCCTCAGATATAATCCTGTATCCTCATCTAAGGCCCATTCATCTCCACCATCAGCAACAACAAACATAAAAGAGGATTCATAATAATCGCCTCTTTTGACCATTTGAAGAACATCTTCACCACGTGAAGTATTAGGAGCCTCAAATTCATAGGAAATACCTTTTTCGTCTTTGGTTAGAGTTAAAGTCCTGGATGTAATTCTTGCAAGAATTTCTTCAAAATTGTGATTAACATCAAGAACTGTATCAAATCCATTGCCTAGAATTCCATCAAGAGCAAATGGAGATATAGTTTCATAAAAACTTCTCCATTCCTGTTTTTCAGGGATATATTCGGTGATAATTTTACTTTTCTGGTTGAATACTATACCCCATCCCTTTATATTTCTTGAATTATTATCAGATGATGCTTGTGCTCTAAA